AAAATCAAGTTATTTTTATTGTCAAATAATTCTTAAAATATTTTAATTATTTTTCGTAAAAAAACACTTGACAAATTACGCGCTCTTTATTCTCTAGCTCTCAAACCCCATCAACCTTTCTTTTCTTACAGCTTCAACGCTTCTCACACTATACACTGCTCGAAGCCTTATGTTTATTGATTGTATTTAATCCACTCTAAGTAACGAAACTTGTTCAAAAGATTTTCTTGAAAAGAAATAATTTCTTTTGATGTCATAGTAGAGATTGGCGTTTTTGAAGATAAGCAAGTTTGTATTGTAGAAGTAATTATTCTATTTCTAGCCGCAGGTTCTACTTTAGATATTTCAGATACAATAAGCGTAAGTATATTTAGAGCTTCTCGATTAAATGTTGCTTGAATTGTCATATATATTTTAACTTTTTAATTTATAATTTTTAGCCAGTGAATTTGAAAACAAAATCAATTTCACAAACATAAATATAATGATTAAATAATTAATGTCAATAGTTATTTTAAAATATATTTAAAATTATTATTATAATTAGAATCAAGCAGCATAAGGCTTCGCAACTTGTCAAGTGTTTTTTTACAAAAAATAATTAAAAATAATTCTACTTGATTTTTAAAAAAAGTATGATAGAATGCAAAAAGATTTAAACACAAAAAATAAATAAATTCTTTTACAAAGAATAATCAAAACCCTCCTGCTTTTATATCTAACAGGATTAATTTTTTTTGGTACTTTTTTTATAAAGGAAGACAATAATTTATGGCATGAAAAAGATTTTGTTACTAATGCTACTTATCGCAACTAACGCAAATGCAGATTGTTTTTGTGCATGTATTAACGGAGAAAGTCAAGCGGTATGCACAGGTCCGTTGAATATCGAACCTATCTGCCCACCAGCAATTTGTAGATAATATGGCAAAGATGGGAAGACCTACAATTTTTAATCAAGAATTAGCTGATAAGATTTGCGAAATGGTGGTGGAGGGAAAATCGTTGATTAAGATAAGCAAAGAGTTAAATTTTAATATTGCTAGTTTTTTTAGGTGGTTGCGAGAAGAAAAAGACTTTTGCGACAAATACACACGTGCCAAGGTTGAACAAGCTGACACATTGATTGAAGAAATACTCGATATTGCTGATTGCTCAAAATTCGATAAAACAACTGACGAAAACGGCAGAGTAATTACTGATCATGAACATATCGCAAGATCACGCTTGCGAGTTGATACAAGAAAGTGGGTCGCGGGCAAGATGAGACCAAAAAAATATGGTGAAAAACTCATGCTTGATGATGACACACAAAAGCTTTTAGCGCCTACGATTATTTTAAATAAACAATAATAATGATGTTTAATATTTTGTATAAGTTAAAGAGATTTTATTATTCTTTGACGCCAGAAATTCGTGCGATTAAAAAATGGCGAAAAAACAATCGGAAAGAGGTAATTATAGAAAGAAGTAGTATAAAATATTACGGATTGGTGATTTACAGCGTCAAAGATGATTTAGTTGTTACAATTTCTAAAAATATTGAAAAGCTTATAAAGCAAGAAATTCATAGTTTTTTAGAATTTGCTACCCAAGAGATAGGGTTAACAGCCACTTATTTTGCGCATAAAGATAAGTTTGGAGTCTTTCAAATATCAAAACAAAGAGCATTAGAAGTAATTTTATTTAAGCATGCAATTTGAACTGCACCCACGCCAGACACAATGCTTCTTAAGTGAAGCAACTGAAATACTTTACGGCGGCGCAGCGGGGGGCGGCAAATCTCACACAATGCGAGTAATTGCAATCTTTTACGCATTATCAATTAGCAATATTCAAATATATCTATTCAGAAGATTAAGCGAAGATTTAAAGAAGAATCACTTAGACGGCGCAAGCGGCTTCAACGTTTTGCTTGCTGAATATGTGGCAGCGGGACTTGTAAAGATTAACTACTCGACATCGCAAATAGTTTTTAGCAACGGAAGTAAGATTAATCTTTGTCATTGTCAATATGACAAAGATGCGTTGAAATATCAAGGCGTTGAAATTAACTTGCTTTTAATAGATGAACTTACTCATTTTAGCGAATATATTTATAAATTTCTTCGTTCTCGTGTGCGCCTTGGCTCTTTAAAAGTTAGTGATGAATTTGTTGGCAAGCTCCCTAAAATTATAGCTTCAAGCAATCCGGGCGGCGTTGGACATCAGTTTGTAAAAGAATACTTCATTGACAACAAACAACCCTTCAAGATTTATCAGTTGGAAGCAAAGGATGGTGGGATGAAAAGGCAATTTATCCCTGCCAAGTTAGCTGATAATCCTACAATGTTAGAGAACGACCCAATGTATGCTGATAAACTAAGTGGTTTAGGTGGAGCTTTGGCAAAGGCAATGTTAGAAGGAGATTGGGACGCAATAGATGGAGCTTACTTTGACAAGTTTGATAAATCTAAGCATGTTATTGAGCCTTTTGAGATTCCTAGTCAATGGTATAGATTTAGGGCGTTCGACTACGGCTACTCCGCACCATTCTCTGTTGGTTGGTATGCGGTAAGCGAGGGCAAAGAGATTAATGATCGATGGATTCCTAACGGTGCTTTGATTAAGTATCGTGAGTTTTATGGCACGACAGGCAAAGCTAACGAGGGCTTGAGACTGGAGAACAATCAACTTGCTGCTGAAATAATTAGATTGCAAGGCGATGAAAAGATAAGAGATTCGGTTGCAGATCCAGCAATATTTGCGCATAATGGCGGCGTGTCTATTGCTGAACAATTGCAAAGATGCGGCGTTGATTTTAGAAGGGCAGATAATGAAAGAGTTGCGGGTTGGCAACAAATAAGATATAGACTTGCGGGCGAAGACCAACCGATGCTTTATTTCTTTAAAAATTGCGTTCACACAATCAAACAACTTGCTATCTTGCAGCATGACAAGAGTAAGCCAGAGGATTTAGATACGGACATGGAAGACCACGCTTGCTTTGTCTCTGAGACTTTGGTTGATACAGATAAAGGACTAGTAAGAATTAAAGACCTAAATCCGACTCTGCATAAAGTGATGGCAGGCAACGAGTGGACTGATGATTATTTCCCTGCCATGACTAGGAAGATGGCGAGAACTGTTAAACTGATCTTCGAGAATGGTATTGAAATAATCTGCACACCTGACCACAAAATACTTGATTCTTCTGATGAATGGCGCTATGCTAAAGACTTTCTTAACATAGAGGCGCAATGGAACCAGCAATTATCAGCGAAACAACGCAACATTATAGGGGCAAAAACTATTATCTTTGTGGTCAATACTATCAGAAAAATGGTGTCCGACTTCACAGGTTGGTTTGGAGGGACGCTAATGGTGAGATTCCCGAAGGCTTTCATATTCATCACAAAGATGAAAATAGAGCAAACAATCAGCTCGACAACCTTAAGTGTTTATCTTCTGCCGATCATTCAAAAGCTCACGACACGAAAGAGAAAAAAGAGCTTGGTCGTAAGAACATTAAAAAAGCTCAAGTCGCTGCCTCTATTTGGCATGGTAGCGAAGAAGGCAGAAAATGGCACAAGTTGCACTGGGAAAAGTATTGCAAAGATAAAACTACTCAAAAGACAATTAATAAAAATTGCGAGAATTGCTCTAAAGAATATATTACAACAGAAGCGGCACAAAACTTTAGTAAATTCTGCGGGAATAACTGCAAATCTCGTGCGTTGCGTAAGCGTAGAAGAATGGAAAAAGCAACCAGTCTACTGCTTAACGGAACCTAGAACTAACACTTTTACAATTGAGGGCGGTCTAATTGTTCATAATTGCGACGAAACTCGTTATGGTTGCATGAGTAGACCGTTGACAATTAAACACGTTGACGCAATAATAAGAGAAGATGGTAAGATTTATGTTGATCAACAAACTAAAATCATGAAAAACTTAATTAAGAGAAGCAATGACACAAGACTCTAATCAAATTGAAGATTTAAAAACATTCAAAGAAGAAAACGGCGAAACGTGGCGCTGGAATTATTGGCGCGACCAGCTTAACAATTCGATTGAAGAGTCAAAAGATTATCTCGACGAAAGCGAAAGAATTATCAATATTTATAAAGGTAACTCTTACAGGACAAGCAATCAAGCTGGTGATACATTACAAGTAAAGCCTGTTTATAATATTCTCTATTCAAACGTTGAAACCCTTAAACCACTTATATTCTCTAGGCTTCCAAACCCTCGCGTTCGCAAAAGAAACTTAGAGAAGAACAACGTGAATAAACTAATTTCAATCATTCTTGAAAGAAATATTAAGCGCGTTCTTGAAGAAACTGACGCACAAAACGTAATTGAGCAGGCTAGAGATGAGTATTTAGTGATTAAAAGAGGTGTCCTTAAAGTTTTATTTGAGCAAGAAATTAAGGTTAAAGAAAAAGTTGTTGAAGAGGTTGATGAAATTGGGAACATTGTGCAAAGAGCTGAGGAGTATGAAGAGCTAGGTAAAAAGACAATCTCTCTTGAGTATGTAAGTTACAATGACATTACATTTTCGTGCGCTAGCAAATGGGAAGATGTGGACTGGGTAGGGTTTAGGCACTACATGACCAAGGACGAGTTAAAGAAAAGATTTGGCAGAAAGGCAAATGTAATCAACTTAGATAACGAAGTCGCGCCTAACACCCTTAAAGATGACGGAAAGGACGGCATTTTCAAAAAGGCTGAGGTATGGGAGATTTGGGACAAGGAAAACAAGAAAGTTCATTATTTCTGCGAAGGATACGATAAGGGGCTTTTAAAAACCGTTGATGACTCATATAATTTAGAGAAATTCTTCAACATTCCGCGCCCTCTTGGTATTGATTCTGGTTTTGATAAGGTTAACTGCCCTATCCAAGATTATAAATACTACGAAGAGCAGGCAAAAGAACTAGACAAAATCTCTAATAGAATCATTGCGATTTTGCCTTACATGTCGATGGGCGGCGTGTATTCAGACTCTTTGACGACTGACGATGCCGAAACATTTCTACAAGCGATTGAGAAGTATCATCCAGTTAAATTGCCACCTGATGCAGATATTAATAAAATGATTCGCGAGCGTGATCTGGGTAAGCTTGCTGGCGTTTTAACAACACTTTACGAGGAAAGACAGCAAACGATTCGCGCTATTCAAGAAATTACAGGAATTTCTGATATTGTGCGAGGTCGAACAGTGGCACAAGAAACAGCGACGGCGCAAGAGTTGAAGGGAAACTTTGCAGTATCTCGTTTACAACCAATGCAACAAGAAATAGAATTTTTTTGTAGAGATGTCGTGCGCATTATTGCCGAGTTATTAGCAGAGAATTACGACATTGTTGAGTTGGTGCAATCTGCTGGCTTAAAAATCTTTGATATGGATGAGTTGGCAGAGAAGTTCACTAAAGAGCTGGAGCAACAAGGCTTGCCACCTGAACAATTTGGTCAAGCATTGCAATCTAAGCTAAAACCTTACACTAACGAGATTAAAGCAGGTCAAGCAACTACAATTAACAATATGATTGCTGCTGCCAAGATTCTCAAGAGTGATAAACTTAGAGGTTGGGCGATCGAAGTTGAAACCGATTCGACTATTAAAGTAGATCAAAATAGCGAGAAGCAAGCAGCTTTAGATTTCTCTAATGCCCTCGCTACCGTTGCGGGTCAATTCTTGCCACTGGTTCAAGCTGGTGTTATTTCTAAAGAGGCTTTTAAATCTCTACTGTCTTACGTTATGAGACGCTTTGAAGGCTCTGAAGAGGTTGAAGAATTGCTTGACGACACAGACCAACCAGAAGCAAACCCTGCTGAGCAAATGCAGCAACAGGCTGTTCAAAAAGAAATGGAGTTGAAAGAAAGAGATGTAGCTGTTAAAGAATTTAGCGCACAATCAAAAGCTGCTTATGATAAACGCAAACTTGACATTGACGAAAGTAAAGTTATTATTGACGACATGTCTTTTGCGGATGATATGCGCTTGAGACAGGAACAGATTAATAATAAAATAACGGCATCAAATGCGTAATATTTTTTCAGGAAAAATCGCTTTTAATTTAAAAGATACACACGGACTACCCTTGGATATTGTTTTTGATGAGGTCATCAATAAACAGGAGCGGATGATTGATTGGCTTGAATTCTGCTTAGAGGCGGCAACGCATGGTTGGGAAAATCAGAAAATATTTAAAGAAATTGGCTATGCTTTAAGCGACGCTAGGGTTCATAAAGAATTAACTAGCGGCATTTTAAATAGGCTAAAAATATATTTAAAGATAAATTAAAATAAAGAGGATTTATGAAAAAATGTGGAACTAAAAAAGGCGGCAAAAAGAAATAATGAAAGAAAGGTTGAAACAACTATATTTTAGAAAGAACTTTGTTTCATGGTTTAATACGCAGGCTCTCAGTCAGGTTATTTCTGATGAATGTTTTCAAGCTTTCCGAAATAAATTTGGCGTGAATCGTGTCTTTGAATCAGAATCTAAGGAGTCTGGGGTAAAGAAATATATTCTTCTTAGCGTCACAGAATTACCGTCGCCAGACTTATTTAAATCAATAAAGCAGAGTGACGCATTAATTCTTCATAGAATTAGGCATTACAAAAAAGACGGATTTTCAAAAACTTATCGTTACTAATGAATGTTTAAAAAACTAACATTTCCAGCAATAGATCTTCAAGATGACTGCGCTGTAGATAAAATCTATAAAAATGTCTTGGAAAATAAAGATAGATTAGATATAGATGTTATTGTTTTTTTGTTGATTGATAGCTCTATTATCATCGAGCGTTCAACGCCAATAAGCAACTTACCAATATTCATGAATGATATTAAGCGGGGCGACGTTAAAAATCTTGTTGAAGAGGGTATAAAATCAGCAAAACTATCGCTAGCGAATATAACAGATTACATCAAAACAAAGCAAAAACGTAAGAATGTTAATTAATTTACCCAGAGGTTTAGATTGCAAGGTCATTGAGATTAATGATGTTGAACAAATCAATTCAAGCTTTCTCAAGGATAAAGTTAATCCTGTCGATCGATATACTTGCATCTTTTACAACAATGAAGTCAAGCATTTCGCAATGATTCTTTCTAAGGAAGTTAGTAGCAAAAAGATTCTAGAAGAAGTAAAACAATCTTTGGCAACAGATATTTTTATTTTAAAACAACTATATGCTCAAGCGTAGATACTTTTTCACTTTTAAAAACATTCCATTGCCTCAAATGTTAGTTGTGGAAGGCTTCCAAACTTTTCGATTTAAGACTAAGCAAGAATTAAAACACGACTTAAAATTCTTTTATAAAAAGCTTGTTGCTAAATTAAAAAAACAAGTTATTATTAATAAAGGCTCTGGTTGGTATAGCGCTAAATCACTTTCTGCTTTTGATTATCATATTCAGGAGAGGGGCGGAATAGTTGATTGTAATGGCAATATTCATACAACAGCGCGATCATATAAGAGTTTTCTAAAAGACAACGATTTAGTTATTAAAGATTGGTCTGATGGAAGTAATAAGAAACAAATGCAACTAAGCGATCGAGCTGAAATTGCAAAACAATTAAATAATTATATCTAATATCATGGCATCGGAATTAGACAATACGTTAAGCGGAATTTTAGGGGAAACTGTAGAAGTAGCTGAATCCCCCGTTGAAACTTCTAAACAGGAAGAAGTAGAGAATAAGGAAGCGGGAGTTGATACTGCCGAACCTAAAGAAAAAACTGAAGAGACAGAAAATAAAGAGGGTGAAACTCCGTCTGATTCTGAATTGGAAGAAGAATTAAAAAATATTGATCCTGAATTAAGGGAGGCAATCTTAAATGCTCCGCCAGAACTTCGTGAAAGCCAAATTAAGGTTTTCAAGAAAATGAGAGCGGGAATTGATAGAAAGCATACTGAGTTCGGGGAAGCTAAAAAATTAGCCGAGACCACAAGAGAACTATTTAAACAATACGGTCTTGATGAGCGCAAAGGATTTGACCAAATTAAAAACTTGGTGGAGTTTGAGAAAAAACTCAAAGAAAATCCTAAAGCTACTATCAAGAACCTTCAAGAAATGTTTAAGGTTACTGAAGAGGTGTCTGGGTCAAGCGAAGAAGAAATTGATGTCGACTCGTTAACTGATAATGAGCGAATACTTTATAATAAAATTAGAAAAGCTGAAGATGAAGCTAAGTTAGCAAAGCAAGAAGCTGAGAGTTTTAAGAAAATAGGCGAAAGAGAGCAACAAGATTTAATTGTAAAAGAAATTAATTCTTTTAAAAGTGCGGTCAGCGATGACGGCTCTTTGAAAAACCCATATTTTGACGATCTGTTACCAGAAATGGAAAGATTGGCTTCTATTTATTCAAACGATAATATTGAAAAGCTTTATAATAAAGCTTTGAAACTTAACGATGAAGTCTCGCAAAAGATTTCAGAGGATAAAAGGAGGAAAGAAAATGGACTTCTTACCAAGAGGCAAGAAGAGGCTCTTTTGAAAGCTAAATCTATTAATTCTCAGAGTTTAAAACATAAATCATCTAGCTCTAGTCAAGCTAAGTCGCTAGATGACGTTCTTTTAGATATTCTTGATGGCGCTGCTTAGTTAACTTTGCTTTTCGCAAACTTAACTAAAAAATGACTACAAATCCGCAAACACAAGGTCAGTTAGTAGCTGCAACCTTGGAAAATATGTCGAACAAAGCTATCGACAACATTTCAAACAATAACGCTCTCTTTTATAAAATGCGCCAAAATGGCTCATTCAAATCAGAAAGCGGTGGTGATATCTTCCGTGAGAAACTTTTATGGCAAGAAAATACTAACACTCAATGGCAAAGTGGCTATGCGACTTTTAACACAGACGCACAAGACTACCTTACTTACGCTGATTTCAACCAAAAAGCGATCACTTCTTCAATTCCTTTCTATGATCTTGATATTTCTCAAAACCAAGGCAAAGAAAAATTAATTGATTTGATCAAAACTGGCGTTGATTCAACTTTGATTGGTCTTGCTAATAACGTGGCTTCTTCACTTTATTCTGACGGTACTGATTCAAATAAGATCGAAGGTCTTCAACTTTTAATTTCTAAAACTCCTACTTCAGGAACTGTTGGTGGAATTAATCGCGCGACTTATTCTTTCTGGCGTAACCAAGTTTATGACTTCTCAACTGCTGGCGTAACTCCATCTTCTACTACTATTCAAAATGCAATGAACAAATTGTATTTAGATACTTTAGTCCAAGGTGCGATGTCTGCTCCTGATACTATCGTTGCAGATGCTATTTATTGGGATTTCTTCAGAGCTTCTTTAACTGATATTCAGCGCATAACTTCTGCTAAAATGGCTGAAGCTGGCTTTGATGTTATTAGATTTAAGAATGCTGACGTAGCTTACGATCCTAACTGTCCAGCTTCTACTATGTACTTCTTGAACTCTATGCATTTGAAATTGAAATACTTAGCTATTAAAAACAGCGATGGTAAATCTGGTTCAATGAAAGGTGATAAAGCTACTCTAGCTCAAATGTTTACTGCTCTTCCTGCGACTCGTCCGGTGAATCAAGCTGTTAACATCCACCCAGTAATGGGCTTGATGAACCTAACAATTGATAACTGCCGTACTTCTGGCGTTATTTGCGCTTAATTTTAATTTTATTGGAGAACAAAAATGACTATCTTTTTTAAAGATCAAATTACTTATAGAGGACCAGCGACTCAAGTTGATGAATCTGCCCTTTATAATCTAGGAACCGTCGCGCATGGTCTAGATGACACTTATGGACCAGTAGAGTTAATCTACTTAAAAGTTGGTTCTGGTGTTACTGAAGCCCTTGGTTCTGTTGTTGGCTTCGGTGGAGACTATGAAACCGTCTTAGCTGTAGCTAATGGTATTTACTCTGGCGTTGCAGTTGCCCTTGGCGCTGCAACTGCTGATCAATATGCTTGGCATGTTAAAAGAGGAAATGTCCCAACTCTAGTTGCGGCTTCTTTTGCTGACAATGCTGATGTGTACTTGACAGCAACCGCTGGCACAGTAGATGACGCTGTTGTGGCTGGTGATTATGTTTACAAAGCAAAATCAATCAGTGCAATTAGCGGCGGATTAGCTGTAATCTTCTTTAATGATTCGTTCACAACTGACGGATTAGCTTAAGAAAACTAGGGGGGTGAGGAAACTTGCCCCCTTTTAATATTAATAATTAAGGCATCGAATGAAAAATATACAAAAACTAATATCTACCTACACTTACCCTGCAAAAGGCAAAGGAGAGCCCGCTGTTGAGGTTGGATTCTTTCTTGAACCAAGGCTTGATCGCTTTGGTAATGTGTTAAGAAAGGTTAATATTACTGATATTTATGGACAAAATCATACTATTGATTATTGCGGAAAGTCTTTAATGCTTTCAGTAAAGACCACAGCTAGAACAACTTCAGTAAGAAGAGCTAAAAGAGAAGACATGGTAAGATATAAAGAAGCTTATGCGTCTTACTTGAGCGAACTTTCTTTAGAAGACAAAGAGCTTCATGAAAAGAAGATTTATTTATTTTTAGAAGAGCTTGCCCCAGTTGAATCTGCTGAAGAAAAGACTAAAGTAGAAGAATTGGAAAAGGCTAAAAATAGTGAATTAGAAAAAGCTAGAATTGAAATTGAAGCTTTAAAAGCTGAAATTGAAAAAGCCAAAACAAAACCCGAAAAAGCTAAGGCAGTTGCTAAAGCTGAAAAAGAATCAGAAAAAACTGAATAAATATGACTTTACTAACTATTTGTCAAAATACACTGAAACGCTGCAAAGCTAGTGAAATACCTTCGACTATTATTTCCAATAATACCGATACGGCAAAGTTAGTATTTTCTGCGGCAAGAGATGGCACAACAATTGTAAAAGAGGCAACTAATTGGCAAAAGCTAATAAAAACACATTCTTTTAACACCGTGTCATCTCAAGCTATATATGACTTACCAGATGATATAGAAGATACAAAATTACTTCCAAACACCTTTTGGAATGCAACAACTAGATTCCAACTAGAAGGTCCGTTGAATTTGGGAGATTGGCAATTATTAAAAAATTGGCCGTTAATTTCTACAATTATTCAAAATTTCATTATTTTAAATAACCAGATCAATATATATCCAGTCCCAACCTCAATTGCTTCACTTAACTATCTTTATATTACAAGAGAGATCATCCGCTCAGAAGGTGGAAGTGAGCAAAGCGAATGGCTTGCTGATGATGATTATTCGATTCTTAATGAATATGCTATCGAGCTTCAAACTTCTTGGATTTATCTAAAACAATTAGGTCGTCCTTATGATGAGGAAAAATTAAAGGCTGACAATTACTTAGAAACCTTAATTAAGCAAGATGGCTCTAGAAAGGTAATAGGTGTAAATATGAGGGAGATTGCCCCATATAGACCTAATGTTTCTTGGTTGGGGGCCGTCATTAGATAATGTTTCAAGTAAAAGTCAATCCAAGTAAAATAGCGACAGAGAGGGCGATTTTAGGGAATGCTATTACAATTCCTTTTGGAACTGGTGGGTTAAACACCAAAGACCCTTTACCATCTATGCCTGCGCAGGATTGCGTTATTTGCGAAAACTTTATTGTAGAAAATGATAGGATTGTCTCAAGAGCTGGATTTGAAAATGCAGTTGATACTTTTACTTATTCAGACCCAGTAGAATCTTTATTTGAATATACTGGTTCTAATGCAACTCAAATTATAAGTTGCGCCGGTTCTAATATTTATAAAGAATTAACGCCTGTACAGATCGGCACTGGATTTACTAATGCTCGCTGGCAGGGTTTGATGATGAATGATTATTTATTATTATTTAACGGCGCAGACACTCCCCAAAAATACGATGGCACAACTTTAACTGATAACGTTTTCACTGGTTCAGTTACTCCTACGAATCTTGTTGGAGCTACCAACTTCAAAAACCGATTGATTGCTTGGGAAAATAACGCTTGCGGCTTCTGGTATGGTGGAAGCGACGCAATTAGTGGCGCTTTGTCATTCTTTGATTTATCTTTCGTGACTAAGAGGGGGGGATATGTTGTTGCTTGCGCTAGTTGGTCTTATGATTCATCAGGTGGAACTGGTTTGCAGGCGCGTTTAGTCATTTTCATGTCCTCTGGCGAAGCGATAGTTTATGAAGGAACTAATCCAGGCGATGCCGATGCTTGGTCTATTGTTGGAAGATTTAAGGTTGCCCCCCCTGTTTCTCAAAGGGCTTTTTTAGAATATTCTGGCGATATTCTTTTGGTGAATAGATACGATTTAATTACCTTTAGTGAGGTATTTTCTAGCGGTGAAAATCCAAATACACAATCTAAATTGGTAGGTGCCATTAAGGCCGCTGTTAATTCCTATGGTTCTAATTTTGGCTGGCAAATGATTAACCATCCAGATAGTGCCTTGATAATCATTAACGTACCAAATTCTGCTACGCAATTCACGCAATACGTTGTGAATACAAGAAGCGGGGGATGTTCTGAATTTACAGGAATGAACGCTAATTGCTTTGGTGTCTATGATAATAATTTATATTTTGGAGGCACTACCAAGATTTATCAAGCACTATCTGGATCTGATGATAATGGAGAATATATAAACATCGATATTCAGACAGCTTTTAGTAACTTAGGCTCTAACTCTGAGAAAACCTTAAATTACATTAAGCCGTTCTTGGCGGTTGATACGGATATTAATTTTAACTATTCTATCAATTACGACTTTAGACCTTCAGATTTAAGCACGAGTGAGCTAGTTTCGGTAGAGGGTAATTTTTGGGACACTTTTTATTGGGATGAAGTTTATTGGTCGGCTGAATCAGAAATTAAATCTGTTCAATATGGAGTAAATGGACAAGGAATTTATGTAAGTTATAGAATAAATACAATGATTAAAAATACTAGTATGGCTTTCTATAATATACTTTATTCTTTTAATGATAACGCGCTATAATTTTTATTTTTGGCAAGGAGGAGATGCCGCCTCCTTGCTTGGTATAAAAACTAAATTTTAAAAAATATATGGGATTTGGAAGTAGTTTAAAAAATGCTTTAGGACTAGGAAGTGCGCCAAAAGGTAATTTTACCTCTGGACAAGATTTAGTTAGTCAGCAAGACAAGCTAAATCGCTATAACATTAATTCTGCTGTAGGTTCAAGAAATTTTACAACTGACGCTAGCGGTAGAAGTGTTTTAAATATCGAGGAGACCCCTTACCAAAAAGCTTTTAGAGGATTGCAAGAACAGCAAGCTTTGGGAGTTCTTGGCTCTCAAGCCCCAAGCGCCTCTGATTTTGCACAACAAGGCAAAGATGTGAGTAACGCTTTGTACGAAAGCTCATTATATAATCTTCGCCCAGAATTTGCGTCACAAGATACGCAACTAACTGATTATTTGAGCAATCGTGGCATTCCTCTTGGTTCTGATGCTTACAGGAAAGCCCTTAGTGGGTTAAGAAGAGATAGGGGTGGTCAATTAAATCAATTAGGCTTACAAGCTACTTTAGCAGGAACTCAAGAGCAGGATCGCCTAGTAAGACTTGCAGAATCGCAAAGAGCCGCAAGATTGGCAGAATCAGGAAGCGCCACCCAAGGCATTGATACAGGTCTCTTTAGTAATGTCTCTGGAATTGATGCTGCTGGTATTATTTCTGGTCAAGAAGGTGCAACAAATGCTTATAACCTATCCAATTTCCAAAATACTCAAAATAGAAGAAGTTCATCCTTTGGGGAGGTACTAAAAGGAGGAGCTTTACTAGGCGCGGCTAAGGTGGCGCAACCTAAACCACTACCATCAGGAAAGTAGGGGAGAATTTATTATCGAATTTAAACAAATTTAATTATGGCAGACTCAGATATTTTTTCTTTAGCAAAAGTTTTAGGAGCAAAAAACCTAACTAACAACTCTTTTGCTAATAGCCCCGCTGGACGTAACTTTATTTTACAAAATGAGCGCGCTGATTCGGCGGAAAAGCAATTGCAATCTACCACAACGCCGTTAGGTGCTCTATCTAGTGGAATAGCTCTTTACGTTCAAAGAAAGCGCGAAGGCAAAGCCCTAGAAGAACTAAACGCACAAATGCAAGCAGAGCAAGAAGCGAAAGCAGCCAGAAGAGAATCGTTAATCAATGCTTTGCCTGAAGCTAATAGAGTGATTGGCAATGCTCTAGAGGATAAAGATTTGCCAGAATACTTAATGAAAACTTTAACTCCTACTAGCGAAGAAGATAAGTTAGCCATTGAGAATAAGAGATTGCAAAATCAGAAACTTCAAAAAGAGATTAGCTCTAGCGGATCTTCTGCATCAAGCAAGCCTTTGCCACCAGTAGCTGTAAAACTTCAAAATGAAGCTTTGGACATCATCGGAGCATCTAGTGCAATTAATGCAGATTTAGCAACAATAAGAAGTCAATTAGAAACTAAGCAACTTAAACTTGGCCCTGTAGAGAATATTAAGTCTAGAGTAAAAAATACAACTGGATATAGTGATGAGCAAAGCCGCAATTTTGCATCTTTTAAAGCAACACTTGAAAAATTAAGGAATGAATCTTTAAGACTAAATAAAGGTGTTCAAACCGAAGGAGACGCAAAAAGGATTTGGGATGAAATCTTGGTTGATATTAACGACAGAGATCTTGTTAAGCAAAGATTGGGCGAGGTGGAAAAAATTAACGAAAGAGGTGCTGACTTACAAAAGCTTCAAGTTGACCAAATCAGAGTAAACTATGGCGCACAACCTTTAGATTATTCTCAATTCGCAAAACAGCCTGCCGCTCTAGGAACTGCTGGTAAAGGCAATAATGCTAGTCAAGAAAAACAAGGAGCTGTTGCGCCACAAAATGACAAGAAACAAGCCTTAAAAAACAAATATGGTCTTAATTAAATGAGAGATATAAACTTAGTAAAAGACAATGTTAGAAAAATGATCGATCAGGATGCACCTGAGTCTGACATTGATGAGTATCTTAATCTTGAAGGTTATACACCAGACCAATTAAGACAAGGGCAAACTCAACAACCAATGCAACAACCTAAGCAAGAAAACTCTGCGCTAGGAAACTTTGCAAGAGGACTTCCTGTTGGTTTAGGACGCGCTGCAACTGGTTTCGTGCAAGCTGCAACTGATTTAGGTGAAAACGTAGCCAATAGAGCAGAAAGGGCTATTTATGGCGATGAACCAATCCAAAAAGAAACCTTTGGAAGCCGCTTAGCTGGACAGGTTCAACGGCAAAATGAACAATTAGCACAAGAGCCTTTATCAACTCGCTTTGGTACTGGAGTTGGCGAAGTTTTACCTTACTTAGCAACGGGCGCTGGAACAGGAAGAGTCGTTAGTCAAGCAATTGGTGGCAGTTTAGGAAGAGTTGCTGGCTTAGGCGCAGCAGGCGCATTCGGTGGCGCTACGCAGCAAGGTTTATCTGCGCAAGAACAAGCTGGACTTGACAATAGACTTGGTAAAGCCGCAGAAGGCGGAGCTTATGGAGCTGCTTTTGGTACTGGATTAGGTGCTTTAGGAGAGGGTGCAAAAGCCTTAGCCGGTGGAGCAAAGGAATTTGGAAAGCAAATTTACAAAGGATATAAAGCTACCCCTATTGATGATTTGCCAGTTTTAGCAGATGAGATAGCACAAGGCTCTTCTGGGTTGTATAAACAAGTTGAAGAAGCTGGCGCAAACTTTAGACCAGATGCGACAAGAGTTCTTTTAAATGAAATTGACAATGCTGTTAAGGATGGAGGGTCTTTATTTAAAACAAACCACCCTAAAACAATTGGTATTATAAAAGATATTAAGCAAGACATTGCCATGAAGCAAAAAGCTGGTGAATTAATTTCACTTCCTCAATTAGACCAATATCGCAGGGCTTTGTCAACCGCTTCTAACGAAGCTGTTACTGTCATTGGAAAAAGTACTGATGATGGCAGAAGGTTAGGTAATGCCGTTAGTGCAATAGATGAATTCCTTGCAAAAAATCCGCCAGAAAAAATATTGTCTTCAGGCGATCCTGATGCGATAAATTTATATAAAAATGCTCAAAAAGAATGGCAAAGATATTCTCAATTTAGCGAGATTGCTAATATTGTTAAAAAAGCAGACGGCGATGCTAATAGAACAAAGACTTTAGTTAAGAATTTCTTGGACAATCCCAGAAAGACAAGAGGATATTCACCAGAAGTTATTAATGGATTAAAAAAAGCCTCTCAGAACTCAAATCCTGAAGCATTAAGTAAAGCTCTTGGTAAATTTGGTTTTGACCTAGGAAGTGGTAGAAATATTGGAAATACTATTGTGCCTGGAGCTTCAATTCTTTACGGGGGTGCAAAAGGCTCTAGCGTTGCTGCTGCCGGCACTTTAGCAAAGCAAGCTCAAAAATTAGCTGCTAGAGGTAAAGTTGAAGACGTTTTAAATATAATTCGTGGAGCAAGCCCAAAAGAAGCGGAAAAAATAGTGAATAGTTTGCCGCTAAAAACAAGAAACGTTATTTTAACAAATTTATCAACAAAAGCTGTTGAACAATAAAATTTTAATATTAATATTTTTCTTGAACGAAACGGCATCTTCGTTCAATTAAAATTACCTAATTGAACTACTATGCCAAGAAACGGAAGCGGACAATATAATCTACCATATAATTGGAATGATGACAAGGCCAACGGCATCAAGGTTTTAGCTTCGCGCATGCAAAATCAAGATCAAGACATCGCAACTGCTCTTACTGGCAGCGTAGCTTCCGATGGTCAAACACCACTTACTGGCGATTTAGATTTCAATAACAATAAAGCTGTCGATCTGGCTGATGGTGCTAGCTTAGGCGATGCAATAAATGTTTCTCAAGCACAAACTGGTGAAACTCAATTCTATGGCATTTCAACAACAACCCCAGCTGGAACCGATGGCGAAGACTATGATGTAGCGGCGTTCGCTACAATTTTAGCCTATACATCTTATATAAAATTTTCTTTTATCTGTCATTTTACTTGCATAGCCAATCCAAACTTAAGAATTGATGGCTTGGCTGCAAAAACTTTAAAGAAAAGTGATGGAGCTGGCGGATTTGTTAATTTAGAGACTGGCGATCTAGTTGCTGATAATGAATACCAGTGCGTTTATAACGAAGATGTTAATAGCACAGATATTATTATACTAAATCCAGAGATTCCTTATATAAACCAAAAACATTTGCTACCTATAGGCATAATTATAGGTTGGGATAATGCAGTATCTATTCCTGATAATTTCTTATCTCTCGACGGCTCTGCCGTTCTAATAACTGACATTCCACTTCTTGCACCAGTTATATATTGCGGTGATGCTAATAACGCAACAGCAAGTTATTATTACAAATTCACCAACCCAGCAGACCCTAACGCCTCTAGGTCAACATCAGGAACTT